CAAGTGGCGTACTGATGTCCACATTGTTCGCCTGTGGTGTCCGCAGCACTCCATACAGAGGCCCGTCCAGCTTCTCGCCATTTGCCTTGAGAATCGGCGGTGTATCTGCCATGAGGTCAGCCCACTTGGTCTGTTTAAGGTCGATCTTATCTCCGATGCTCTGAGGAGATTTTGACACATAGGCTCTGTTGGAGACATAGTACGGATAGGTTGTCACGCCGTCCACGGTGGTTTTAACAAATCTATGATATTCGAGCCTTGTGTAGTATTTCCGTCCAACAGTATAGGAATCTTTAAATATAATCCCTTTAATCTTCTGGTTATCATAATCCACAATTATCACATCTGCCGGAGTAAATACATCAAGGCTCTCCCCATTTGGTTTAATAAAAACTGTTCCATAAGCGCAGCTATATTCTACCCAGTGGCGAATCTGGAAATATACTTTGTCAATCTGCTCCTGTAGCCATGTCGCCCTTGCTGAACCATCAATCTGAATGCCGATCGCCAGTGTTGCGAGCCGAGCTGTCTCTGAGCAGACAGATTTAGCAAAATTAATCGTCTTGATATTATTCTTATCATCTAACCAGTCCGGTACGCCCCTGTAGATGTTCGCACACCGATTAATCAGTGATTCCATTTCCGGGAATTCCGCTGCCTGGATATTAAAATCCTCTTCGGCTTGTTTTTTGAAAATCATGTTAAACCACCTTTTTAGTGTTGTTATAAGTCCCATTTAATCACCTGAATTAGCTGATTTCAGCACATTTCTGATAAACTCTATGTCTTTATTGAAATTCTTTATATCTTCGTTCTGTATCTTTGCTGGTTTATCATTCCACAATTCTCTTCCAGCTCTTTGCCCTTGGAAGAACTGGAATTTGTCCAGAATTTCCAAACATTTAAATATGTTTTCTTTGCTATTCATTATGCGCTGTAACCTCTCCTGTTAAATAATGGTTCATAAGCGTACCTAAGTGCCGAGATTGCGTGGTCGTTTCCATCAGGATAACCGCTTATTACATTTCCCTCTTTGTCTCGATCATACTCATATTCTGTAATTTCTTTGTATGCGTTCGGTGTCCGCTTTGGGTCAATGACAAGTGTCTTAGTCTGCAAGAACTTAAAACCATACTCGATACTTCCCGGCCCTTTGATTGCTCCTCTGGCAGGAAGTCCGGCGTCCCGGAAATCATTCACGGACTTAGGCTCCGCAGAATCACATATCATCGTATAATCGTCATAGCCTTTTTTCTTGATCCAAGCAGCGGTCTTGGAGTTGCTCCATTTATTTACATACAGCTCGTCAATCAGATATATCTTCTCTCTAGCAGAATCGTAATAAGTTCGGAGATAGCAGAACTGGTCCGGGTACCATCCAAAATCTACGCCAGCGAAAATACGATCCATGCGGCTGATTTCTTCATCTGTGATATCCCTAATCTCCAGATATTCAAATACGTTTCCACCGTTTCCATTCGCAATTCCCATATATTCATGTTCATAAGCGTTTGGATTGACTTCTTTCAGATGCTCTGCTTCATCAACAAACGGCTGTCCTAGCCATTCTTTTGGCACGTCCAAGTAAGTTGATGAATGAACTATTCTGTTCTCTTTTGGTTCGAGAACATACTTATTAGCCCAGTTATTCATTGTTTTTGGTGGATTGAAGCTTTTAAATATCCATGCAAGGTTTCCGCCACGGATGGCGGACTGTTCAATCTTACGAATTTCCTCAGGTCCCGCGAATTGATCCAACTCCTCAAACCAGAGAATACCAATATATCCGAACTCAGGGTTAATGGATTTAATCTTGTCAGGGTCATCAGCACCACGGAAGTATATCTTTTGTCCGGTTGCTTTTAATGTAATCTCCATAGGTGATAACTTAGAATCAAATTCTTCTGTGAATTCCTGTTTTCCAATAGCCCATTTGATCTTGTTATACACAGAATCTTTAATTGTATTCCCGACCTTACGGCAAACCACAGCATGGATGTCATGATTGTTCTTCATCAACTCTACTATAGTCATTCCAACAGTGGTTGATTTCGTGGAGCCACGTCCACCCTTAAACACATACTCCAGATGTTCCTTATCTCGAATATCTCTAATAGTTCGGTGAAAGCAATCAGGAATGTTATACAGATCCATGTGATACGGCTTCGCATTTCTAGCAGTTTCCTCTGCTATTTTCTTTTCTTCCTGCTCTTGCTTAATCTTTAATGCTTTCTCCAGATCATTCATAGATTTGAGCTGATCGGAGAAATCTGGAGCAAATCCGAATGAATCAGTCAGCTCACCTCTTGCGATCATGGAACGGCGTTGCTGAATTTCTGCCAGAGACATGATATCAGTACCTTTTTGTTTTTCGATGAGAGACTGCTTTTTGGCTATATATGCTAAAACCTTATCATTTCTTATCAGTCTATATCCTTCTACTTCATAATTTTTATATCCGGCTTTTCTCGCGGCATCAGATGCATTTCCGCCATTCTTTATGTATTCATCTGCAAACGCTTTCTGCTTAGGCGTTAAGTCCATCTAATCACCTCTGTCTATCCTCATTTTCTGACTGCCTCCCATATTTCTTTTAGGCACATGACTACATCATACTGAGATGCAGTTCGGAGTATTTCGTAATCACAATCTTTCCATTCGCCCCTTTTTGTGAGGTGAAGTGTAGGTGTTGATATAATTGTTACTGTTATCAATCGTTCCTGTTCACGACTGTAGAATTGTGATGTTCCGATTTTTATAATTAATCCAGTAGATAATATAGCTTTTTGAAGTTTTCTTGTAACTGCTTTTAAGTTTGCCATATCATCACCTCATTTCTGGCTATAAAACCCCATAGTAACACTTCTGAGTATATTCTATCACAGGTCCGCAGAAAAGTTGTGGTACATGTTTGAGAAATTTTGCGTTAAAAAAGAGCCGGTAAATACCGACTCTCTAATTTTATTCGTTGTTACGTAATTTTCTGATCGTCTCGCCCTGATCTCCCGGACACCCCATGAAGCACTCCGGGCAATGTTCGTAAAATGCACATCTGATGCAGTCATGTGGACTGATTGAGCTGCAATATTGATGTAGTACTGTGAATGCTGATATGGCGAGCTGTGGGGTTATGTCTGGTGCAGGTTTGTTATTCATTTCTTCATCTCCTCCAACTTCTTCTCAGCTTCCTCAGGGGTGAGAAACCATGTTTTTCCGTATTCTACGTCAACGCAAATAACGTTTGGGGCATAAATACTGTCTTTATCGCACTGTACGAACCATCCTCTTTGTGAAAATACAATGCTGTAAACTTTTTGATGATACACTCTGTTATTTGCTTTATATCCATTCAGAACATTTAAATCGTAATTCACTTTGCTCGGAATCTTATAAATATCATCTCCAATCTTACACGGCAGCCTCACAAACAAACCCTGTTCTTCAAGTGTCAATCTCTCCATCTACTTCACCTCTTTTACTTCTTGATATATGATTGCCAAATTAAAATCGCTTCTGATAAATCTCAGCGTCAGTTTATGATTTACAGCATTCCCGAGCTGATCGTAAATCCGGTACATATCCTCTTGGTCAAAGTTTGTACCAAGATATCTGTTAAGGCTTGATATTAGCTGGTCTCTCCATTCACAGTTCCTTTTACACGAACTGTATGGTTCTCCTTTTGCCATTGACCTCGAACACCATTCGAGTAGCTTACAGATGATATCTTCTTTATCAGTACAATTCTTTGCCGTAAAATATACATTTCCTTTTTTGGAAAGGATTATTTCCCCGCATCTGTTTATGTAGCTTTCAGGGAAGCATTCCATGAGATTAAAAATTTCGTCAGTCATCTACTTCACCTCCTGCTCAGAAAGTGGCTCGAATCTTTTCTTCTGCTTTACATGTGGATATTTCTTTCTATCCACATCACTCGTAAACATACTTAACGGTCTGCACCATGTCACAAATGGGTCTACAAAGCACTTGTAAATCACCATAATTTCATCTGATTCTGTATGAACAGCAATATCATTTACGATGTAGGTTCTTCCTTTAAAGTGCTTGTATCTTCTCCCTACCATGTTTTCTTTTAACTTTTCTAATGTTTCGACTGATACGTTACTCATTCAACTCCACCACCTTTCACAATTTCATCAATTGTTGCATCTCCTTCTACACAATATTTTTCAAATAAATAATTCTCTAATTGCTCCACAACCTTGTCCACATCAAAAGCTGTCAGCTGATTGTTAACACAATCGACAAATTCTTTCTGGTCAGAACTAATGCTATTTCCAATATCCCATATTTTGATATATTCAATTAAGTCGTCCGCATCAATTAGTCTGCTCATATTTTATTCCTCCCACACTCCCAACAACCGCATTCTCTCATACAGTACAGCGACAGTCTTGCGTCTGTATCCATAAAAGTCCTTCGGGTTCATCGGGATATATCTTTCTTTGCTGATCTTCCTGTAACTTTTCCGGTGCAAGATATTCTCGATAACTATATCCGCTATCACCGTGTTTTTCGGGCAAGCTGACAAGGCGGCACCGGAAAGCAGGTATCCGTACTCTGCCGGGAAGTCTTTCAGCATCGTATTCAGTTTTTCAATATCATCTGCCGGAATACCGTAGTCTTTCAGCTTTTTATTCCTTGTCAGCATACCGTTCTCCTTTCTATCCTGTATAATCTTCAAATTTTCTTACACTTTCAAACGTAGCTCTCATATTTACCCATCGTTGTAACCTTCTGACGGAATCGGTAGGCTTTGTGTTTTGCTTATCAAAAATCATCACGTAGGGCCAATACCCTAAATCCCGAAGTGTGTATACTCTTTCCAAATCCTGTTCAAATGTGGTATTAAAATTTGTCAGCACATATACAGGCATCTTTCTGCGATCCCATTCGGTTATTTTCTTGAACATCTGGAATTTTGGCATAATCATGTTTTTATCTTCATATCTGTCCCATGCAAAATGAATCTGTTTTATTTTCATTTGCTTAATGTAATTTGCCTTTTCTTCGGTCATAATCCGAATATCGCAGCCTTGTGAAAAATCTATATATGCTTTACTGTCTATTAACTGTTCAGATAGACTTTTCCATTCTGTACAAGCAAACATGTTCGGATCAAGCAAGACTATATTCTTTTGACCATTCCAAAATTCTGATAAATCTGCTACTTTAAAGCTTTTCTTTCCTTCTTTATCTTTTACGATACAGAAATCGCACCCTCTTGGGCATCCTCTTGTAAGGAAGCCATAAGCAGTATTTCTGCATAACTCTGGATAAAGACTATAATCAGGATAAATATGTTCAATTTCATCCGGTAATGATTCCCCACCAGACGGATACTCGTACCCTGTACCACCCTTTATGATTTCTGTTCCACATACAGGATGTGGATAATCCGGTGTAAACGTAAACACCTTGCTCATATATACCTTATCTGGTGGATTTATCCATGCTGTCAATGGGTCGTACCATTCTACGGAATCGCCTTTTTTCTTATGCCATGCCGATATTTTCATCAATGGCAAATTCGGAAAATTATGTCCATCGACATCTATAAGTTGTATTCTCATAGCTTCCTCTCTATTCGCCTGGATGATGCTTGTCGTACATGATCGCTACGCATACAAGACCAACCACTCCGACTATGATTCCAAGTGTAAGTCCTAATAAGAATGTAATCATGCTTCCACCTCCGAATCCGCTGGCATCTGAAACAGGATTGATTTTCTTATCTCATTTCCATATCCTTTTAATACAGCAATTCCATGTGCCACACTTTCTTTTGTATTATAGCTTCCTATGTATGCTGATCCCGCCAGCCCATTGCCAACAATTTCACCAGATTTGTATTCCATGTATGCTTCCTGAATCATATCCAGTACTTTCATGGCTTTTTCTTTTGATGAATAATGCCCGATAACATAATCATCGCATGAATATGAGCAGAACATCTTCGTTACCCCTCCAATATCCACCATGGTGTTGACTACGATTGAATTGTTGAAATTGATTAATGATTCTTTATCCTGACTTCTGATTAACATTTCGCGTCCTCCTCATCACTTATTCTCCTGTTCCACTGTTCTACGGCTTCTTCCTCTGTTTCTCTCCAGCGTTCCACCATTCCATCGCATTCTGTACAAGCTACAAGATATTCTTTTCTTGAATCTTCATATTCGTTAACCAGCATTTCTGCTTTTCCTCCGCAAAACGGACAAGGTTTTAATTTCTCCATTCCCATCCTCACTTTCCCCATGTAAGCAGCTGACACGCTATTGTGCAGTTAGTACATGATTTTAAACTCCCATCTTCTTAACCAGATTCTTATTCATCTCGTCAAATCTTACATCTGTGTTCTCTTCAATGTCCTGTATCATGCTCAGAACGCTCATTTCGCCCCTATTTGCCATTTTGACGTATTCATTGGAAGTTTGTGCGACTGTGAGCAAACGTTTCGTAGAAAAGCCATATAAGCGTCTCAGAGCCATCATGGTCGTAACGACATTAATCGTATCAGCCCAATCTTCCCCATCGTTAAATCCATTCTCATAGGCTTCTTTCTCCATACTTTTGATCTGACTATGGCAGTTCTGCATAGCTCGCCCAAACGCCTGAGCTGCCTGGTTGGGCTGAGCTAGAGGGAACCTCTGCTTCCGCGGCCTTGCTTTAAGTTTACTGCTCACGCTTCACACACCTCCTAATCTGCCCTGCAACGGCTTCAAACTGCTTAAGCAATGAATTGTCGTCATTTCGGTTTAAAGTCCGATCGTAAGCCGGAGAGACGTCCCACAAGTCATTTACGAGAACGCCATGCGCCACACTGTTGAGTAGTGCACTCCGATGCGCTCCTGTGATGCTTATGATCTCGTCAAGAGCGAACTCTCCGACATATTCAGTCCCTTTGAACAGCTCATACAGCTTCATGTTTCTTCCTCCTTGTCACGAACTCATATCCTGTCAGCCGGAACGCTCTTGGTGTCTTCGGGTGGTCTGTTTCGATTAGTCCATCTGTTCGCAGCATGTCCATGTGACGAAGCACCGTGGCATTTGACACGCCGACACCATCAGCAATCTCTTTGTAAGACGGTGCGTACCGATGTTCCTTGATATACCGGCAGATGTACAGATATATGTCTTTATGAATCTGCTGACCTTCTTTATATTTTTGTTTGTACATTCTTTCTCATTCCTCTCTGTTTAGAATTAAGAAGTCTGTGAAAAGCTCTTATGTTGTCAAGTAAGAACTGCTTGTCACTCTCGTCCAGACACGCCCCTGACAGTTCTCCCAGCTCTGTGCAAGTATCATAGACTTTGCTGGAATATTCGTCTGTAAGCTCTACTAAGTAGAATTCTTTTATAGCTTTCCAGTATTCCGTCATAAATTTTTGTATGATAGGAATATCTCTAGCCTCTACTTTCAAATCCTCACATCCTTTTTGTATACAATATACTGTACACTGTATACGCTCTATTAATTTTTAAAAATTATTTATATTATATATAAGTGTATAATATAAGTAACCCACAGTAACCGCAAAGTAACCGTTCAAAAATCCGCAAAGCCTTGATTTTACTGCATGGTAACCGGGTAACCGAGTAACCCTGGCTTTCTCATATAGGGAAACTTTTATACTCAATATGTACATATAAATACTTGAATATATATATGCAGAATCAAAGGTTACCTGGGTTACCCGGTTACCTTTTGAACGAATTGCTTGTCAATCAAACACAATATCGTCCGTAATCTCAAAATTATCATTACAATTCACAAAGCCTTTCGGAATCTCATCTACAATTTTCAAGAACACGCACTTGGTGACGATTCCGTCCAGCTTCTTCGCCTTGGTCGGATAACCCCTGCTGTCGGTTTCCACAAGCCCCTTTTTGACAGCCCATGACAGGAATGCCTTTCTGGAGAATCTTCCAATTTTGCACAAATCATCAAACGCTGCGCTATAGATTATTGCGGTTGACGTCTTCTCTACCGGATCATTGTCAATGGCTCCCCATCTTTCTGTTTTAATATCCGGGTTATCATCGAACTTAATTCCGTTCATAGCGATCTTATCAACCACGAACCAGTAAGCGCGTTCGTTTTCGGAAACCATTTCTTTCTCTGTCAGGAGGTTCTTTGCTGTCTCGATGTCAATGTATTGACCATCATGGAATAGCTGATCTGTTGCAATCTTATCTGCTGCCAGAATGATACTCATAGATATACTCTGCTTTTGCATCTTATCATCGTCCTGTATAAGCCCCTGATAGTGCTTTTGCAGGGCTTTTATATCATCAATGGACATTTCCTTGACTACGTTCACGAAGTCGATTCCTGCATATCCGTAGTTCTTTTTAAGGGTATCTGCGGTAAGCTGTGGATCGTCAAATATCTTTTCAGAGCACTCAACTTCAATAATTCGGTTAATCGCTCCGCCCTGGCTGACATACCCGGCCAGTGGACGTTCCCCGTTAGTCAGAATGCAGTTCTGCCAGCGATTCTCCCGATTCACGCCCAGTTCCTTGTTAGAACGACTCTTTCCTTTGCCGGAACACAGGTCGTACACAATGCCCTCGAAGTTATCCCTGATCTTGGCAGATACCTTGGAAGTATCATCCAGAATTAGCGGAAGATTGTTGAGCATATCAGATTTTGCTTCCAGGGCTACATCTGTTGTCTTGAAGTCTCCTATGTATCGTGATTCACCTGGATTCGCCCAGACGGAAGCTCCTAACATAAGTGTTACGGTCTTACCACCCTCAGTTTCTCCCCAGAGGTCTACAAAAAATGGAAGGGCACCGACCAGTTTAATCAGAATACTGGCGAAGCTTGCGGCCAGCATGATTTTCGGCTCTATTCTTCCAGTAGCACGAACATTCTTCACGTGCTCATACCATTCTGTCCTGCTGCCACCTACGCTGATACTTTCATATAACTGCCGGAACCTCATGTCACCATCAAATACGATGTCCTTGTCATAAGGCAAGAAATAGTCCCTGATCCACCCGATTTTGCTTGACGAATACTGAATATTGATATAATCGTCATTTGCATTCTCAACATCTGACAGATACCGCACAAGAAACTTCGCATTTTCTGAAGTTACTGAAATCCCAAGCGCAGATAAGCCAACGATTTTAGTAGATGATGCAACCATAGTTTTCGGCACAATAACCTCGGACCATTTATTATTCCTCTTATAGATTAGCTTTATCTGTTCTTCTCCGGTCTCCAGATTCTTCATTCGTTCAATCGGAAGAATAGGATGATAACAAGCTATAATATCCGGCGATCCTGGATTAGTATTTGATATTCTGATCCCATCATCGTCCGCTATCCAGTTAAGACATTTCATTCTGTCATATTCGCAATCAGAGAAATTAGTCCATTGGTCTAGCATAGAAACAGCCTTGCTACTTTTTTCTTTTTCAATCATCTGCTTCTGTACTTTTGTGTAAGCTTTCAGCAAATCTTCAAATTTTTTCTTTACGCCAAGCTCCTTGGCTCTGTCCAGAAGTGTCAGTGTAAGACGCGCCTTATATATCTCGTCTTCCTGACTGAATATCTCGTCAAATACTTCTTCACCCAGAATAGAGTCCTTCGTGAGCTTGCTTATCATTTCCACTTTTAATCACCTTCTTCCAGTCCTGTTATGAATCCATGGTGGTACAAAGCAAGTTGCAGCTTGTTCCATGCTTCGCACCATCTGTCAGAAAGAGGACTCCATCGCTCGATTTCCGACCGATAAAAGTCAATATCAGACAAACATTCCTGCAATTCTTCTTTTTTCTTCCGCTCTGCTTTCTCTCTCATTTCTTTTTGCTTCTGAGCGTGATATATTGCCATTCTGGACGAAAAATCAGGTTTATGGTATGTTCCACCAAGAATCTGAAAGGCTGTCTTAAAATCGCAATTATCCATATTCTGAACGAAAGTAAAAATATCTCCTGACGCGCCACATCCGAAGCAATAGTAGCTGTCTTTGTAAATTTTCATTGAAGCAGTACGGTCACTGGGATGAAATGGGCAACTGATAAAGCCAGCTCTGTTCGGAATCATTCCGTATCTGGAAAGAACATCCCTCATGCTGTTCTGCTGTTTAATTGTTTCTTTATCCATTTGACAGAATCTCCAAAATCCTTTTGCCAGTGTCTTTCTTGTCGCAAAACAGAAATTCAACACCATACTTGCGTTGCATCGTGCAAAGAATCTTATATAAGACATCTCCGTGCATAACTTTCTGTTCCTGTTCTACCCAGACGCCATTTTTTTTAACTCTTTTCTTCGCCCGGGGATTCTCCCACCAGAGAACATCGTCCAGTTTTTCAATCCCTTTTCCATGCTCACACAGGAACACAAGTTTTATTCCTGCTTCATTCGCCCGAATAATCTCAGCACGGAATCTCTCATGCTGCTGGCATACATTACCACATAATTCAGAGAGATTTTGCTTTCGGTCAACAACTAACCTGGGGTTGTCATAATTCATATAATCCCCGACGTAGAGCTTTGACACGAACCATTTTTCTCCTGCTGCATCAAATGCTTTCTTAATGCCATCAATAACTTTCTGATGTTCCCTACTGTCAATTTGTATCATGCGAACGGCAACTCCTCGTCAATTCCATCTGGAATACTCATAAATCCGTCTGGGTCTGTTTCTGGATGCGGCGTCTCCGGCTTCTGCTGACTCTGATTAGAACCTTTGCTTTTGCCAAACTCAATTTCTTCCACAACAATGTCCGTTGTATATACCTTCTGTCCATCACGATTAGTGTAGCTGCCGGTCTGGATTCTTCCAGATAAATCTGCTTTCATTCCTTTAGAAAAATATTTCTCGATAAATTCTGCTGACTTTCCGAAAGCGATACAATTCAAAAAATCTGCTTTCTGATCAGAACCCTCTTTCACGAATCTTCTGTTTACCGCAATAGAAAACCTTGCAATAGATGTTCCATCATTGGTGTATTTGATTTCTGGATCACGTGTAAATCTTCCTGTAAGAATTACTTTATTCATGCTGTTGCTCCTTTTCTGCATGATGTTTGTCATAGTCAATTAACATTTTGAGACATTTGTGTCCTTTTTCCCTGGTAAGAGACTTAATATCGTTTACTTTAAATCGAGCCTTGATCTGTTCCAAAAGCTTAGCTTCCGGGTACTTATCAATAATGTTTTTGATTGACATAGTAGTCTCGGAGCTAATCATCTCGGTTTCTTTTGCCGGTTCCGCTTTCCTACCGGACGTTTTTTCTTTCTCTCCTGTATTGGTGGAATCACTGTCTTTGTTATCATCAATACAGAACAGTCCATTTAAAGCGTATTTTCTGGCATAAGATGAAGCTGCGCCTGTTACCTGCGAAGAATCCATGCCTTTCTTAGATTCTTCTTCCCTTGCATAAGCAACTGTAACGATTTCGCCAGTATCATCACAGTCTTTCAAGTGTGCTTCTGCTCTGACATATATTCTGTCGCCAACAACTTCCATCCGATCTGTGACACTTAACACGGTCTTTGTTTCTGCCAGAAGCGGTTTTACGGCCTCCAGAATATCCTCACAGCTCCTGTATTTGTATTTCCCGAAGGAATTGTACTGCCCTTTAGGGGCTTTCAGTTTTGACTGAATAATCCCTAACTTCTCATATATATTCACTCCTATTCCTCCTTGTCATAAACCACATGTTTACTTCCCTCAATAATCAGCAAACTTGCGATATCCTTCATTGATAAGGTTGATTCGTTATAGATTTCAACCAGTGTGTTGTATGCAACTGTTGATACTTTCACAACCGGGTTATCTTTATCAGTTGCCGGCTGCTTCTTTCTTGCCGGAATACGGATTTCAAATTCACTCACCGATACTTTCCTCCTTATATGATTTCTGAGCCGTTAAAAGCCCATTCAGAGCCTGTACATAGCTCGCCAGTGTTCTTGACTTGTATGAACTTTCAATGTAGTTATCAGCTACAAGGGAAAGTTGCTCGTCTATCAGGGCAAGGATTTCATTAATTCTCTCCTGCATCTTTTCTCACCTCGCTAAAGAAACAGTAAACATTGTCAGAGCCATCTCCTCGCGCTGGATTCTGCTCGCCACTTGGAAAGATTCCGCCAGCGCAATGATACTCAAGATGATTCAGATACATGTCCGGGTTCTCCCAGTCAAGAATGTACGCTTTCCGCCTGTTCAGCTCCTCCAGAAGCTCGTTCACTGTCGTTATCAGTTCCATTGTCGGCAGGAGCTTCAACTCTGTCTGATTCAACATTTAACGGGCACCTCCCATCTATCAGAAGTTCTAGTAAGAAAGTCTTGATTATTTTGAGACTTTCACGACTCTCTTTCTCGTAAAATGGATTAAAAGATACGCTCTGATACAAATCCCATTTAAATTTGTCTTCGGGAAGATTAACATCTTCCTTCCTTTTAAGTGCACATACACTCATGCCATAAATTGAATAATTGAACGAGGCGTTTGCTGTCGGAACTTCATTTGCAACTCTTTTACAGAGTTCGTAAATTTCGTCAATCTCTTTCTTATACATTTTCATTCTCCTTTCCCTCTGTCGTATCAATATCCCAGAGAATTCCATATACGATTGTTGTATTCATCACCGCCGCAAAAAGCTGTCTGCCCGATCCGCCCCATTGCCAGAACGGAAGGAACGTGGAAAAGCTCCCGATCAGTGCGGCACAGATGATATTTTTCAAGTTATTCACTGATACCTCCTATGATCCACGCAAGGTTGCTCGCTACCAGTGCGGCGGCTGTTACAATCCATGCAGTGAACCATCTTTTTGACTTTTTCTTACTTTCTTCGACAATTTCAGTCGCAAGTGCTACTTCGATGTCAGCCCATGTTGGCTGATTTTCATTTCTAATTTCGCTCATATCTAGCTAATTTCTCCTTATTTTTTCTTATTTGTCTTTACAATTAGCAGATAGAGAACTATAATGTATCTATCCACTAAGGTACTTTAGTGGGTGCAAAGCTCCGGGGTGGAGGTTTCAGCTCCCTCCGGGGCACCTACTTATTAAGAGCAGCCTTGCCTTTCCAGACATGTCCGGTCACTTCATAGACTTTCCTAGGGCTTATGATGTACGTGATTCGTCCACCGGAAAGGCTTTTTGCTGGCTTGTTATTCTGCACAGCCACACCAATCGGCAACCATCCGTACACAATTCCTGCTCTAATTGATGTTACAGGAAGTCCGATCAGTTGACTTGCATCGGCTACCGTCATGTTCTCTGACGAAAACTCTGGCATCTGTGGAATGCCCGATATGATTCTCGCAACCTCTGCGGCGAACTGATGAACCTGTGCATTCTGTTCTACGTAATTATCAACTGCACTCATATAAACCTCTTTTCTAACTGATACTCATTTGAGCGTTACAGTCACGTATCATCATTACTGTATTGGTGCATGGATGCCAATTTCTGACATATTCCATAGATTCTTTAAATCTCAGCTTAGGGATGTTATTACGGGCGTTTACTGCGAAGTAAGTCTTTATATCCCTGTTGCATTCAGCAAATACTTTCTTGCCAATTTCCTTGTAAGCATTTGACTCTTTCCCACCAAGGTGAGCAATTACGACACTTGACACTAAGTCTCTAATAGATTCCTGCTGTGCGTAGTCAATAGTCATGGTATTTTCAAGTCTGTTAAGCCGCTCTTCGTGATCTAAGAATCCTGTCGCAATAACCTGTATCTGTTCAACTGTCGTCAGTGGCTTCTGGTATGAGCCTGTCTTTCTGATTGTTGGAAGAACTTCATCCATAACCCATGATTCGAATTTCTCTGCCGATGGAAGTTTCGACTTCATAATCAAGCGGTACAAATCTCCCTCATTTATGTATGACATTGACTGAATGCCACTAGATGTAGGGGTGTCGCGTTTCACGACTCCCTTGCAATGCCTTGATACGGCATCTCTGGGATTGTTATATCCAAGAGCTTTGGCAACATCAGTGCCAACAAAGTACGGTTTACCGTCAATTTCTATTGTTCGAATTTCTCCGAACTCCCCTGAATTAAAAATCTGTAATTTGTTCATAAGTCTCCTTTCTTGTGATATACTCCCTATAGATGGGAGGTGATTAAAATGGATTTCAAAATGCCAATGATGGCAACCAATCCGCCATTGCCGTATAGCGTATATAAGCAGATGGCAGATGAGGAAAAATACGAAACATTAAAAGATATTGCTAACAGTGCAAAACAAATAGCTGATTCTGCTGTTACTGATTCGATTAAAGCTAAGAAGAAAGCTAATGTTGCAACAATTATTTCTGTAATATCTGTCATTGTTTCGATACTTACCAACCTAGACAAGATAATATCCAACGTAAATTTCTTAATAAATCTCGTCCACTAAAACAAAGATTTATTAAAATGGAAAGTATGCTGAGTACGATTGCTACTATCGACCAGTCTACTTTTTTCAATTTCTCACCTCCTTGCTCTGTCCTTATCCCTCAATGCGATTGCGTAACCCAAAGCCATCCGCAAATCATCTTCATTGAGGGATAGCAGAGCGGAGATGCCATCTTGCAGGGAATCATATTTAGATTCTTCCATGCTTTTTGTTTTACTCTTCTCCTCTGCTATGCCAAGCATGTATCCGAGGTCAAAATCATCAACATATTTAAGTAGCGGAATCAATTTGAGTATGACTTTCTGTTTTTCGCTGATAGTAAGTGACTTTCTAGGTATTGGTTTTACAGATTCTACATTTTTTCGTTCATCTGCTCTTTTCTTTAATTTAGATATGGCAATATCAAAAGGAACATTAAAATATTCTCTTCCTTGCGCCTCTGGAACCCTATCTTCATCAAATAACATGTGCATTTCACGTTCTAATTTAAAAGCGTCTTCTATCTCGTCTGTTGAAAAGATTCGATTTACTTTGTACGGAATCTGTGTTGCTCTCTGTTCGACGTTTCCAGAGACACCGATTTTTACGAAATCGCCACAATCCATGACATATACTTTACGTTTCAATTATTTTTCCCTTTCTTTGTTTCGTTTTTTGGATTTTGTGTTATACTCTCCTTTGGAAAGGAGGTGTAATAATGACGGATAATGAAAAACGCGCACATGATTTAGCCATTGCAGTTTGCACTGATGTTTGCCATTTAAAACGTCAATCTCAAGTTGATGCTGGCAAAACTCATGTAACTGTCGATTATTTCGAAGAATACATAAATGCTTATGAATCCGCATTAGAAGCATTCAACGAAAAATATCCATCTGGCAAATAGGTTTCTTATTAATCAAACATGTTAAGGAAATAGGTTTCTTTGATGTTCGCACCATCTTAGAAGCCTTTTTCTTTTTTTTCTTTTTGCTCATAAAATTTGCTCCTTTCTAGTTAAGAACTTTGAACTTTTTCTTTAAAAAAATAGTCCTGTATATCATCGGCAGAAAGCTCCAACAGATTAACTGCTTTGCAAATATCTGACTGTTTCCAAAACAGCTTTCCGTTAAGCTTCAACGATAATGTACGCTCCGACCATTCCATAGCATTCGCAAAGGAACTCTGACTATCATATTTTTCAATGATTCTTCCCTTGAGTTTACTATAATCAAATGCCATATCTGCACTCCTTTCTAGTTCAATGTTTTGAACTGATTATAATATAACATCGCCATTACGCTATGTCAATACATTTTTTCAATATTTTTAACTTTTTTGTTTTAAGTCTTGAACTTTTGTTTCATATGTGATATATTATCATCAGAAAGCGAAAGGAGAATAATATAATGGAAAAAGTTAGTTCATCAGAAAGATTTAAGACTTTGATGAACGAACGTAATCTGAGACAGGTTGATATTCTTAATCTTGTTCTTCCATATTGTAAGAAATACAATGTGAAAATGAATAAGTCGGATATTAGCCAGTACGTTTCCGGAAAGACAGAACCTAGTCAAGAAAAACTGGTTGTCTTAGGAATGGCACTAAATGTTTCAGAGTCGTGGTTAATGGGATTTAATGTAGGACGTGCTAGAAAAGACACACCTAATCAGGCGAAAGAAGATTTTAATCTGATTTCAAAATTCTCATTATTAAGCGAACGTGATCAGAAAATTGTTTTAAGTCTAATTGATTCCATGCTTTCTAATTAAAAAAGTGGGGCCTAATCGCCCCACTTCTCCAGAAATAGTTTTATGAATGTGTACAGGTATTCTAATGTACCTGTCTTTTTTATTCCATTTATCATCCCGATAATCTCTTTCTTATAATCCATAAATAACCCTCCTTGTCACAACTATCACCTACATTACAGTATATGTGCGTTTTGTGGGAAATATAACCGAACATTAGTTCATTTTTTGCTATTATATTACTAATGTTTGCCCTTGGAAACTGCCAGATATACACCGATATGTTTATGATTGCATAGAAATTATTCGTAACATCAAAGATATAGTCTTTTCTGTTTAGTGGCAGGGCGAATAAAAATGGCGGCATGGTCTGCTTTGTTTCATGGGCACTATTCTTATGTAGGGTAGAAGATCTGTACGCATTTTGGACAGAATACACTTCTGACTCTTCGCGGATATAATCGTCTACGCACATTGGTAAACAAACAATGTAATTAAGCAAAAGCACAGCTCCTATTATAATTAGTATATTTTTGATTATTTTCATTTTACAAATCACCTAAAAATGTCTATTTACAACTAAATTTAACGATGCTATAATAAAAATAACATATTTAAACACTTTTTTTTGCAAATGGCGAAAACAATGTTTACAAGGGAATGATTTACATGAAAATTGCGATTTGTGACGATGATAATTTACGGATTGAGATTTTCAAAAATAGCATTGACCGATATCTAAAAGAGCATGGTGATGGTGGATATACATTAACCACCTACACCAGCGGAAAGCCTTTGATCGACGATGTTTCAGATGGCGAATGGTATGACATAATAATTCTTGATGTCTCCATTAACGGAGAAAATGGCATAGAGATTGCCAAAAGATTAAGAAAAATCGGATACTATGGAAATATCACTTTTTGGACAGAACGCAAAGAATATGTATTTGATGCACTTGATGTGCTGCCGGTTCATTACATCATTAAAGGCTCTGAGCATGGAAGAATGTATTCAGTTGTTGAGCAGACGCTTGAAAATATCCGTGAAAAAACGCTTACTATCAAGAACAAGGACTACTTTCACAGAGCTGAATTCCGGCATATTGAATACATCGAAAGCCAGAACAAATACATAATGATCCATTGCACGTGCGGAATATCGCACAAGGAACGAGGAAAGCTCAATGATATCGAAAAGAGTCTTGACGGAAGATTTTTGCGCTGCCACCAGAGCTATATAGTTAATATGGACGAGGTAAGCGAAGCAAGCCATTTTTTTACGATGGTATCTGGCGCGATCGTCCCGATCAGGCAAAGAGAACTTGCGAAAATAAGAGAAAAATATGAAAACTACGTCATTGGAGGAAAATAAAGCATGAGCGAAGAGAAAACAAAGAAATGCAAATATTGTAAAACAGAGATTCCAGCAGATGCTAAAGTCTGCCCGCAGTGCCGGAAGAAATTAAAAGGTGGAAAGCTCAAATGGGTTGTGCTGATAATCCTTGTCGGAGCCATCATCGGAGCTGTAGCTGGCGAAAGTGATTCAGAATCAGATAAAAGCGCAGCAACCGCTACTTCTTCAGAAAAGAAAGAAACTGCTGCTAAACCAAAAGAAGAAGCTACACCGATCGAATACACTGCTGTTTCCGTCAATGATATGATGTCCGATCTTGACAGTAACGCCATGGGTGCATCTGATAAATACAAAGGTAAATACCTTGAGATCACTGGAAATCTCAGTAACATTGATGCTTCCGGAAAGTACATCAGCCTCACAGCAGATGGCGATTTTGAAATCATCGGCGTACAGTGTAATATTAAAAACGACGAGCAAAAATCAAAGGTAGCATCTCTTACCAAAGGCGATAAAGTAACATTAAAAGGAAAATGCACAGATGTTGGAGAAGTCCTTGGATATTCTTTTGACATTGACGAGATTGAGTAAACCAGACTAGCTCCTGCTTAACGGCAGGGGCTGTTTTTATACAAGGAGGAAAATCATGGCAAAAAGAAAGAAGTACCCAAAATTGCCAAACAGCTTCGGCTCTATCCGCTATCTTGGCAAGGGTCGAAGAAACTGCTATGCAGTGCATCCACCGGCAACGATTGACGGCATAACAGGAAAAGTGGTCCGTCCACCTGCGATCTGCTACGTTGACGACTATCTGAAAGGCTTCGCTGTTCTGACAGCATACAAAGCCGGGACGTACAAGCCAGGTATGGAAAAAGAGCTTGAGATTGCCCCTACAACGGACACAGATACCCTTGTAAGCCGCATTTTGTCGGACTACAATACATTTAAGGGTACAGAGGAAAGACACCCGGAAACGCACAAATTGACGTTCTCAGAGGTATATGAGCAATTCATGAAATGGAAGTTCCCTGAGGGAACAAAACTATCATACAGCTCGAAGAGCGCATACCGGAACGGATATTTAAATTGCACGGTACTCCACAACCGCGTATTTGAGGATTTAAAGGCTCCTGACATGCAAGAGGTGTTAGATACCTGTCCGCTCAAAAGAGAAAGCGTAATGATGATACTGACATTGTTTAAGCAGATGTACAAGTACGCCATGTATGCTGAAATTGTCACGGAAAATAAAGCTCTCTATGTTCGTAACAATGCGCCTCACGACACGGAGCACGGCACGCCCTTTTCGGATGAGGAATTAAGTATCCTCTGGAATAACGCCGATGATCCGGAAGTACAGCTCATTCTAATCATGTGCTATTCTGGCTGGAGAATCGGCGAAGTATCAAAGCTTTCAATTAACCTCGAGGAAAGATACTATCAGGGTGGTATTAAAACAAAAGCCGGAAAAGACAGGATCGTGCCTATCCATTCAGCCGTATATAGTTTTGTCCGGTCAAAAATGAAATCGCAAGGAAAGCTTCTAATGTATACGCAAAAACATCACAGGGACAAACTTTTCTATCCTACGCTGGAACGCTTGAATATAACCGGCAACCCGAAGCACACGCCGCACGATTGCCGACATACCTTTTCTGCCCTGTGCGAAAAATATGGTGTCCGGGAGAACGACCGGAAGAGGATGCTGGGGCATTCATTCGGAAACGATGTCACGAACGCTGTGTACGGCCACAGGACACTGGAAGAACTCCGGGAAGAAATAGAGAAAATAAAAGTCCCATTTGTGACTAACTGTGACTAACCGTTCCTATTTTTATCGCTTTTAAACTGTCTTAATCACTCTAACAAAAGTCTACAAAGCCTTGATTTTACTGGCTTTTCCGCATTTTACAAGGGATTCCGCAAAGACATTTTCTATAATCTAATTTTAATGAAAATATTCAAGAATCCTTTGTTTATGCGGGTTTTTAGACTTTGCTTGTGACTAATTTGTGACTAACCATGTAAATCTATATCTTATTAAAATGTCGCAATTTGACGCAAAAAAGAGAGTCGGGTTTTTAGGCCCAACTCTTTTCCTGACTGTCCACTCGTGCCGCTGCTAACAGCCCCCGAATTGGGACATACAACTCTTCCGTTCATGCACGGTGGAATCAATCTGCACTATCAACTTGTGCTAGCCACACAGGAAACTTTACATCATAAGTTCAACCCCTGTGCGGCTGTTGATAGTATACCTTGTTCTGAAGGAAAAATCAATCAGAACATAAATTTGGTTTAAAGGAAAAAAGCCCCAAGGATTAACTCCAAGGGGCTTAAATCTTATACCTTTTTGATATATTTTGCGGAAACGAATCCAAAGTACTTTCCAGCAATGCGGATGTAGTACCAGGAACTACCGTCACTTGCTTTCTGAGTGAAGTTCATAACGTCAACCTTGTTTCCTTTATTCAATGTCGGATATTTTTTGATGTTCGGATATTCTGCTCCAGCCCATGTGCGGACGTTCAGACTGGAAGCTGTGACCTGTCCAGTGTACAACCTCTGGTTCTTGTCTTGCTTTTTGACGATTACTGTCGCAGTTGCAGCCACATTTTTTGCCCCATCAACAGCAAGGTACTTCGTAGCAACCCAGCCGATTCCGATTCCAGCGACCTTGATCTTAGTCCATGCACCGGACTTTTCTCCATTGATCTCAACACGGTTTCCTTTGTTGATTTTTCCGAGAACATATCCGTTCGGGCTTTCACGGACATATAAATCGTCTGCTGTGGAAGTAGCTGTACCGGTTGCTTTCCAAGCCGCAGTCTGTCCCTCACTTCCCCAGTCAATCCAGACATATCCGTCGATTGCAGAATCGTTGATAGCGTAGGATTTGTTGCGCACGGCTCCGCCATTTGCCACCACACCGGCAGCACTGGAAGTGTTTCCCTCGTTGGTATATACGACACTACCATTGAAGCTGCGGACAGAGCCAACATGGGAACCGTTACGGAATATAATCAACGCACCTACTTTTGGTGATTTGTGCCATGTTCCATTGCTTTTGGCGTGATTTGTGATGCTCTTGCAGTTATAGAATCCACCGCCCATAATCTGCAATGCTCTTGTGATTCCTAGAACCTTAACCAGTTTCCAGAACTGATACTCTGCACACCATGGCTGAGCCTGGCAACCCGGCTGCCCCCAGGAATTTACATCACGAGCAAATCTGGTATAGTTGTTGTAACCAGCGTTCTTCTTAAAATCATCCAGATAAGCGTCACTCTTCTTTTCCAGATATCCGCCATTTGAAGCATAATAATCACCAAGTTCAAGGAATTTCTGTAATTTTGTTTTTGCCACTGTTGTTTCTCCTTTCTGTGTTGCTCCTCTATAGTCCTTGTAGAACACATCCATATCAACATTTCCGCTGATACCGGATACTTTTCCGTGTTCCGAATACTGCCATCCTACACCGACCGGAACTCTCAGCCTTTCCTGTAATGTTCCGTTATCCAGTTCTTTTTTGGGATAGTTCGCAATCCAACATTCGTACTGCTTCAGAGCGTTTGACAAGCAGTTCTTATACCAGTCGTAGTTGCAGTATACACCGACTTTATAGCCGGCTTTCTTCATTCTGGTCAGAAAGGCAACTGCAATGTTTTCAACTGCCTGTTTGCCGAGTTTTCGCTGATTAGACCACTCGAGATCATAGAACACTGGAAAGTCCAGTCCTCGTCCGTTCAGTGCAGCAATCACATCTTCCGCCTCGTCAATAGCCTGCGCCGGTGTCAGAGCGTATGAATACTTATAACCGCCGATAAGAATTCCGTTGCTCTTGCATCCCTTGTAGTTGTACTCGAATGAGTTGTCAATGCCGCTCCTCTGATGCACTCTCAAGATTGCGAATTTAACGCCGGATTTAGCAACCTTCGCCCAGTCTGTTTTCCCCTGATTAGATGATACGTCAATTCCCTTTAATTCCATCCAATTTTTCCTCCAATTTTCTAATCTTGCGGCTCTGCTCTTTGACCACAGCCGACAGTTCCTGAATTGCTTTAATTGCATATTCGGTCAGAAGAAGTCTGTCAATCTGCTTAACATTCATGCTTCCATCTTCGTTCTCACCACCGCCTAGCGTCAGTAACGGATCTATTTTTTCAATATCATCTGCAACAAGTCCGAGCGGCTGATGGACGCCGGTTTCTTTCCAGTCGAATGAGCATACCGGCATTTTGCAGACCGCATCAAGAGCATTAATTTCGCAGTCTAAAACATTCTCTTTTAATCGGATATCGGAAGCAGAATCGTTATATAAAGTGTTTGTAGTATAGTTACTCGAACCCCACTGGGCCGATACCGTCAATGCGGCTTTATTTGATCGTGTTGCCGATGACAGATAAGCTACCCTGTTCAATGCGGCGCTTGCCGATGATACGGGTCTTCTTCTTGTGTTTGTATTTGCTTCTTCTTCTTTATAATCCCTAAACGAAAAGTTCCCAGCTACGTAAGCATCTCCTTTAAGACCAGTGTCACCAGATACTGAAAGAGTTCCCGATGTAGTCAGGTTCTTTCCCATTGAACAGCCGTCTGTATATACCGCATTTGCATTTAAACGAACTAAATTGTTCAAAAATCTAAGTATATATCCATCCCACTGATGGCTGGTATCACCCTCCATCCAGATATCTTCCACTCCGCCGCTCTTTTCTGCTGCATAAATTCCGTACTTACCAATTTTTATAGCTTTCCAGTTATTCGCATCTGTATAATCCGTATACATAGTGATGCCGGAACTGTCAGTAAGCACTTTTCTTTTTTGACCGGTCGAATCATAGAAGAACATTCCGCTCTTATTAATTCTTATGACTATGTTGTTATCAGAATTTCGAAACGACGTTCCTCCGGACGACATCCGGCCTATCTCCGACCCTTCGTCGTCAAGAAGGATCAGAAGCCCGTTCCCGTTGTTCTGTCCGCCGAGTGTCAGTATTCCTCCGAGTGCCGCATTGAAAGACATATACAGCTCATTGTTCAGATAGTATAGTCCTTTCCAAGCTCCGTTATTAGACAGAATTTCTACAATGTCTTTCTGAGACAGAGCAGAAACGTCAAGTGCTACCGGGAACGTTTGCTGATCACACAGTATAGTTTTTTCTTTGTCGGCATAAGCGCTGGCCCTTATCATGTCATGTGCTTCAAGAGACAGCGTATTCAGCTGAATCTGGATCAGCTTCATCGAGGTGCTGTATGTACTTATATCTTCCCAGGAAGAGCCATTATCAACACTTTTTTCGATAGTCCACCAGGCATAAAAGTTTTTAGCATCTTCCTGACCATCTCTATAGTAAGGCCTCAAGTTCAGAATATTCGGAGTAATCTTCTTGTCAGCCCCCATCAGCAAAATGTTAGCATCGGCATTTATAAAATATGTTCTTCCGGCTGTACCCTGTTCTCCGGCGTACTGCTTAGCTATCGTGAATCGCTTTGAAATCGACAAATTTTCCAGATAGGTAGCCCTTATATCAACCCATCCGCTATCGGCAGTTAAGCTTTCAACCGTATACATGTGTTCAACTTCGTCCCAGGATCCCGAGATGTTCTGAGATTCGGTTATAGTGTACGAACAGTTCTCCGTGATATCCTGTGCACCGTACATCACCGTAACCTGAGTTGAGCATTCTGGAAAGCTGCTATAATTCCCGTCAGAATCAACAGGAATGCCCTGATATTCATTGCTCAGCTGAATAGTCATGTTCTTCGCAGAAGCAGAGAACTCTTTTAATGTCTCATCAAGTGTTTTTCCACCGCCGATCTGCACGTTTCCGCTGATATATACTGATCCGGCGTCCATGTCAGCTTCAAAAATTACATTTTTATCTTTATCTTTTACCAGGATCGTTCCGGCATTAATATAGTCAGCGTTAATACCCTCCGCATATAAAAGTCTCGTGATAGTCTCTCCGTCAAGGGTTATACCGTATGGATATGTTTTGCCTCCATCATTGCTGATTCCGATCGCTTCAGATGTAACTTTAATAACGTTAGATGATTCTTTTAGTATAGGCTTGTCGTGTAGATACCGAATAGTGCTTCCATCTTCTTGTTTAACATCTGTACAGAACATTCCACTTGCATTTGTATCACTTATCTTTTGTTCCAATCGTTTAACAGCTTCTTCCCTTGCAGATGTTTCTTTTTTTACCATCTGACGTGCTGCCACTATAGCCTTCGTTCCCTCACTGTAGTAGTCACTGCTGCCCCGAATCGGATCATCAGCCTGAGTCTTAACTGTAGTCAGACCGCCCACGTTGCCAGATACATCCGTCAGCGGTGTAAGATATTTGTTCCCTATGCGATCATAGGTATATGTCATATCTCCGAATTCAACTAGAGGGTTGTATATCAGATCACCATCAAGATTTCGGAATCTTGCTCCTACGATCTGTTCTCCGATGATATTCGCTACCGTCTGAAGCTGGTCAGCGTCAATCAGCTCATTCTCAAGTTCAAGGACGTACCCTTCCTCGCCATACATGCCAGAATAGTCGGTATCAGTATCGTCGTTTGACTGTCCGTTTGTTACTTTAATTCCAGTTATGACTATATCGTCGCTGGAAAGTGTAGGTGGATTACCATAGTCTTTTAGTTCCGGTATATTTGTTTTCTCAAAGTCCCATTTTACGAACTGGAGATTGCCGGAATAGTCAATTCTGGCGTTTGCAGATTCAACCATAGCTGCATACCCAAACAGTTGACGGAATGTCATGTTATCCGGAATGCTTCTTATTATAATATCGCCATGTGACATAGTTAGATTCATGCCTATTCCGATAGTCTCACAGGCGTCCCTGACAAGGTTTATAAGGGACTGAGGGAACTTAAGGCCGCTGGTATACGCTTTATTTGCTTTGTACATATCGTCCAGAGCCGTGATAGTGATGACGTCTGAATATTGCTCCGGCGTAGTTACTGTATAGATTCCTTTGTCAATCTTTTCTGCAAGACTATTGATTTTTAGATATGCATGAATTTTTGCACTGTAAAAATCATATTCTTTCCACTGCTCTTCATAGTTATTAATGTTCAATGTCAGCGTTTTACAAACAGATGTTCCAACTGGAAAGCTACTACTTTCTGCACAGTCAGTAAACCCGTTGTCGCCGTTCATGATCTCTTCATTAATAGTCTTTTTCGTTCCGTCAGGAAAGGTGATATCCACCATCATTCTAACTGGTTCACCAGCTTCTAGTTTTTCTCTAAATGCATTACTTACGTTAATCACAGTGGATTCACCCCCGTCATGTTAAATTCTAACGATGATAGTATCTTTCTATCATCTGATAATTCTCCGATAGCTATGTTTTGCGTCTGGCCGACATAAAACGGAGCATCTCGCCAAGTGTCGTAATATGGTGAGAAGTAATGAAGTGTAAATTTATATCCTTTCGCTATCATCTGTAAGATTTTAGTCGCTTCTGCCATCGGGATATCACTGGCCTTGTATGTATACTGCTCAACAGTAAACATCGGCGTAAAGTAGCCTACACCGTACTGCGTCCTCTGACTTGATTCCGTGTAAGTCGTGGCAAAGGAGAGCGCAAGGTCTTTGTCCGGCTGCCAGATTACTGTTCCGTTGATTTTATATTTTTCCATAACGCCCTCCTTTCTACGTCATCTCAAACGGGTTTCTACCGCTTGTATCTCGTCTCATCTGTGCTTCTTTCATCATCTCGTCAAACAGGGTTCTGCGATTGATCTGAGCTGTAAATCTGTAGTTTCCACCGCCTGCCTGCCGTCCTGCTGTTTCTTCCCGGACAATCTTTCTGAGCAGAGCTTCCGGTGTCTCGATATTGTTGCCCTGCTTCTGATCGCCCAGAACTGCGAGGAATTCACTTCGAGGCGGAATGACTGCGCCTTTTGCCAGATACGGGACCGTTGGTACCCGAGGAAAGCTTGCTTTGAATCCGATGGTTTTTGAACCAAACGGAGTCGGAATCTTCCAAGGCCCAAACGAAAATGCTGATTCAATGCCGCCAATGGCACTGTTAACGGTCCCAATAGCGCCATTAACAATTCCAATCACGCTATTAAGCGTGTTTTTAATTGTGTCTTTTATGCCTTCAAAAACGCTTACAACAGTGTCTTTTGCCGAAGTGAATTTATCAACTATAGCACTTTTTATTTTTCCCAATTTTCCAAAAAGAACTGTAGAGATACTGTCCCAAATTTGAGCTGTTTTAGTTTTCACACTGCTCCATGTTTTTGAAATTTTGGTTCTAATTCCATTAAATCCGGTTGATACCGTAGTCTTTAATGCACCCAGAGCGTTTGTGGTACAGGTTTTTACGTAGTTCCAGGCTGTGAACACTATTGACTTGATAGCATTAAAAACAAGCTCAATAGCACCTTTTACAATGTCCAATGCTCCCTGAGTTTCAGATTTAATAGTTTCCCAAACGCCGAGGATAATGTCCTTAATCAGATTCCAGACGCCTTCTGCGATGCCTTTTACACCATTCCATGCTTTTTCCCAATCTCCCGTATATACGCCGACTATAAAGTCAATCACTCCGCTCAACACGTCAACTATGTCGCCGATCACTTTTATGAGCGTTTTTACGATGTTTATGACTTTTGTGCCTATCATATCTGCAATCTTAGCAAGTACCGGAACGACATTTGCTATAATCCAGTTTATAAGCGGTACTAATATGTTTTCCCAGAGGAGTTTAAGAACATCAATAATTTTCCCCAAGAATGTTTCAATTTTTGCAAGCGTTTCGCCGAGCACACCTGTCATTAAGCCTTTCAGCTTGTCCGCTAATCCTTGTAAAACCGGAAGAATGTATGTGTTATATACAGTCAGCGTTGTTTTTGATATGCTTGAGATTCCGTTTGCAATTGAGTCAAGAAACGGTTTCAAATGCTCGTCATAGAGTTTCTGTATCAGATCGCCAAGCGTCTGCATCGTTGCAAGGATGCCGCTTGTTACGGTTTCAATGACTTTCAGTGATCCTTCGATAGCACTTTTCAAGAGATCTTTGTTATCGATGAACGGTTTTGCAATCATATTCAGCATATCCCGGCCTAACTTAGCACAAAGCTCTGTAGCGGTCATTTCAATCTGAGCGAAAATTCCGATAATGTCAGCTGTCAGTTGTTGCGCCGTCTCTCCTCCAAAAACAGAAAAAACATCTGCAAAAGCAACTGAAAAGTTTCCGATGATATCTGAGATATCCGTTCCGATGTTAAACATATCAACGATATATTTTTTTATCCTGTCCGTATTTTGAGATAAGTATTTTGCTATTCCACCGACAAGGTTCTGCGCTATAGTCAGCCCAATTCTTGCTATAGAACCGGTTATTTTTCCCAAATTCAATGCTAATGAATCAGCAAACTTGTTTGATGCATTTAAAACAGCCGGATCAGTGAATATGTTCTTTAAAGACTTTTTTATCGAATTTATGTTCTTTTTAAGATCTTTCAGCACAGGCTTATAATCGCCAAGGCCCTCCCAAAAGCCTTTTTTGAAAAGGTCTGCAAGTTCTTTAAAACGCTTAACGATTCCGTCAAGAACCGGACTCATTTTTGAGAGAGCATCTTCACCTTTTGCCAGATTTCCATAGTCTACATTCCCAACGGTTCCACCAAGGCCGCCGGATGTTTCTCCGGTTCCTTTTCCGGCAGATGGAGAGGAAGTAGAAGTTGCAGTCTGAGAAGAATATCTGCTAATCTCATCGAGCGGATTAAGATATCCATTCGCCGCTTTCGCCGCATCTTTTGTGGCATCGGCAACATCTTCCGTAGAATCCGCTAACTTACCGGCGTTGTCTGCCGCCTGTCCATAAGCATCTGCCGTATCCTGCACGCCACTTGCATCGCCTGTAAGACCTGCACCACTTCCACTTGTCTGACCAGATGATTTCTTGCCGGTTATTAGTTCCGTAAAACTTTTGAATGCATTCGCCAGAGTTGCCAGTTTACCTAGCAGAACATTAATTACTTTCAGAACAGGCGCGAAAATATTAATCAGTCCCTGTCCGACCGTTGCCTTGAGAGACTGTAACTGTAACTGCATCACTCGAACCTGGTTTGCCCAGCTGTCAGAAGTACGGATGAAGTCTCCAGATGCAGCCGATAACTGTTTCTGTACGAAAGCCAAACGAAGAGCCACTTTTTCCTGTTCTGTCATTTCAGATGTGGTCTTTCCGTAGCCATTTGCAAGCGCATACTGGTCGAGGGCAGTCTGGGTCATTACCACGCCGAGATCTTTCAATGTCTCGGTCTCACCTGTAAACACTGATTTCAGCTTGATGTAAGCCAAGTCTTGACTGATGTTATAGAACGATGCTACATCACCAGTCAGCTGCGTCAGAGCCGTTGACATATCGTAAGCCTGTGCTTCTGAGAATCCGAACGACTTAGACATCGCTCCGAATGTTCCGACATACCGTTTTGCCATCGTTTCTGACAGCCCGGCTGAGGTCATGGCGTTCTTTGCGAATTCATTTACTTTGTCGGACATGGTGGTAAATGTAACATCGACCACGTTCTGAACTTCTGCCAGGTCAGAGCCAAGTTCCACGCACTCTTTGCCGAACTGTACCAGTTTGCCAACTGCAAATGCTCCACCGATTAGCAGACCGATTTTTTTTACAGCACTTCCGAGGCCGTTAAATGACTGTTTAATTGTAGATACACCATTTTGGACGCCTTTTGTATCCATCCTGGTGTCAATAATGACTGAGCCATCAGCAGCCATGTGTTCACCTCCTAACTATTTGAGGCCAACATCTCATTCAGCTTATCTTTGTAAGCTTGCTCCTCATCGCTGAGACGTGTTTTTATATCAATAATGTTCTTGTTTTCTTGATAAAATTTCTTTTCCCATTTATCCAAGCGTTCACCTTTTGCCTTTTTTGACCGGATTCCGACCACTGTATTGAACAGGCACTCACCAGATTCCATGAAATATCCAAAGAACGTCCACCAGTGCATGTATGGCACTGCTCTGATTTCTTTACCGGCAACTTTGTTCACAGCCGGAACAATCATGTCTCCATCCTGTTCCCAGTCCATCAAACGGGGTTTTGGGCGGTTCGGATTATCGTCCGACTGTCCACAGTCGATGAACTCCGATGCTTTCTGACAAGCTTCGTCCAGACACTCAGCCGGTATACTCTGCCAGTCCTCGAACAGAATCTGCAACATAACGACTGCTTTTGCCTGTTCATCCAGCTCCGGGTCATTCATGGCAATCAGAATATCTATAATCGCGCGAAAATCCGTTCTAATAGAAAAATCCACCCCACTGATGTTTAGTGAGGTGGGAAGCTCATAGGCGGTCATTTTGTATACTTCTCCGTATACTTATTGACTGCTGCCTGCATTTTCTTTTTTCTCTTTTCAATTTCCGGCGCAATTGCTTCTGCGATTTTATCCAGAACGATATAAGCGAACACCTGACCATTGCCAAACACAGTTGTAGCCGTAATCGGCTCTTTGAACAGGTCTTTTGATGCTTCGTATCCGAGCAGATAGTTGATTTTATCCTCGATCTGTTTGTTCAGTTCTGCCATTTCCTTACCAGATGTGACTTTTTGAATAGAATCCTTAAGCTGCTCAAAATACTCTGTCAGTTCTTCTGCACGTGCTGCTACATTAATATCAGTCGGATTAAGTTTGAAAGAAGAAAAAACTTCGTCTTCGTTATTCGTGAATGTGAAAATGAGAATTCCATCGTCGATTTTAGTGTTGATTACTTTTGCCATTTGGCGTGCCCTCCTTGTAGATGTGTTTATTCGCTATCGGCTGTGAATGTACCGGAGCTGATATCAAACTTTCCTTTTACACGTTCGCCGGTATAATTGACGGTAAATGGAATCTGATAGCCGGATGTATCACCACCATAGGAGGTCGGCACAACATAACAATCCTGCTGGTATGCCTCATACTTGCCTGCCGTAGCTTCTGTCCAAAGGTGAACCTCAACTGCTTTTGTTTTGAGGTTATCGTCTTTGAGACGCCCATCTACGATCTTCTGTAATGCTGTGAACAGATCAGAAGTGGTATCTGCATAGAACGGATCAGCGTCAGAAGAAACTTCATATCCATTATGTTTAAATGTGGATTCTCCGAGAATGTTTTTAGATGTTTCGGTATCCGGATTAAGTTCTACGTTATACTCTTCCAGATCCTTGCCAAGACGCTCATACTTCGGTGTCAGTCCTCCACAGAGAGAACCTGCATCGATATAATGAGCCATATATTTACGGTCAATCTTGCCTGTAACTGCCATAGAAATGTCCTTTCTGCCTATAACTTTTAAAAGGCTGTGTAGGTTAGCGACTATCTCCAATTGATAGCCGGTTGTTACTTGTTATATTACTTCATAAGCATTTTCATAGCGTACTGATAATGGCAATAGCCAGTCCTGCACGCCACTCTCCTGTGGCTCTAAACCATAGGAGTTGTCACGCGTGATACGTTTTATCACTCGCCCCTGCGAAAGCTCAGGGAACGCATTTAAGCGCGTCTCAGAGCCATTTATGACAACTGGTTCTCGGCATATCCATTTGCCGAGATTGTCCAGGAACTTCTGAACAGATAGTTTCTGCCGTTCCTTGTCGGATGCTGTTCGGTATACCACGTAAAATGGATACTGGCATATCTGGTGCATTGTTCCACAAACATCTTCTTTTTCTGAGTAAATCAAGGCGCCGTTATCTGCTGAGAACGCAATTCCTGATTCCTTGCCAAGTTCCTCAAATTTGATTGTTTCATTTTCGTACAGTCCCGGATACTGGTTCAGAAGTGCTTTCATGGCATCTGTCAGAATTTCATATCCAGTTGCATCTTTACCGATAGGTTTATCCGCCATGTCTGCCACCTCCTGCCTGTGCTTTTACTTTACGGATCCATGTGCTGCCGTATTGTCGTTTAGCGGCATCAAACCACTTTGCTTGTGCCCGTGGGTGTGCCTGTTTGGTGTATTCAAGATTTTCTTTTGCGGCTGTCTGACCAGAAAACTGACTAACGAGAACTTTCTTTGCTCCACGTCTTGCGTAGGGACTTCCAGTTGCTTCGTCAACCATTCCTTTTCCCTCATATAGAAAACGCCCATAAGGAGCCGCCGCCGCACACACAAGTCCAGTTCCTTGCAAGGATGTACTTTCGATTCTTGTCCGGTTGATGAAATTTCCGGTAATCATCGGCATAAACGGTACCATACTGTCCATGACCATCCCGTCAAGGAGATACTGGGCTTCTTGATACTGTCTGGAAAATCTATCCATATTCAGCTTGATTTTCATATCTCCATCAACTACGGAGAATCCTTTAAAATGATGAATTTTACTCATATCACTTACCCAGAATCTCAAAATGTGGAATCAGTGTATATGGACCGCCTACACTGGTAATCTTGAACACATTATCCTTGTTCTCGTTCATGTACTGATAGAATCCATTCCGATAATCACCATCAGTTACCGTTCCACCAGTCCACTCACCCTCCCAGAAGAATGATTCATCTGAGAATGTAATAGTGTCTTCCAGAGCGTTGTTAATCTGCCTTTTCCACTCTTTAACTGGCACCCATGGGAGAATCTTGCCATTCTTGTCAGTAATGGTTATATCGCCATTCTGAACAGTATAACGAATGTGTAACTGTGCGTTGTCAGTTGCGTCTGGTCCGTACTTTTTAAGAATTGCCCCCTTGTCGGTAATGAGGTCAACGCCGGATAAAACATGAGGATACCAGTACGCATCTCCAGTTGTGGCTGATTCATAATAATCAAAAATCGTCACAGTTTTGCTATACATGATACCCTCTCCTTAATATTATTCTTTCTGCACTGTCTGCTTAATAACCTGATTCACACCAGTGGCCGACAATCCGTTAAACATACCGACCGCAACTGCTGTTATATAGTCCGTTGCCGGGAAATCTGGGATAACTCCCATTCCGACTGCTCCGAGAACTCCACCAATAACCGCCATGATCACTGGAATCCATTCATCGGAGATTCTTTTTGATGCTTTGCAGCCCATTCCTACGATGTAGCAAATCATAACGATTGCAATACATGAGCCTAATGTTGCAATGTCCATAATCATACCTCCAAATCAACTTTTTCCATAACTGCCCTTGCTTCCAGAACAGCAATATAATCCGTCATTGCTCTTACCTGCATATTGTAAGTGCTTCTCGGACAAGCAGGAGTAAATGTGAGTTCTCCTTTGTCCCACTTTTCAAGCATATTCGCAAGTTTCTTATATCGAATAACCACCTGCATATGCTCTGCCTTAAAGCGTTCCTTGTAATCTGCGCTGTTCATCATTTCAACTGTCTGTTTTAATTCCATCATTTCTATCACACTCCTGCATACAATACTGGTATTCCATAATCCGTCCTTACTCCCATCAGAAGCGGTAAAGCTGTTTTAAGGAGCAAGTCGTTCGTTTTCTGCACATCTCCGGCGGCGGCATACACTGCACTCCATTCCTTTGCACCTGATGCTTTCTGTTGTGGCGTTGCATAAGAGATGGATTCACTGCCAGATGATACAGATGTTACAATGCCTGTTGACTTGTCACCGACATTCGTGTCGGTAGCATCAGCAGACGCTTGACTGATTGCATTCTTTTCAGCAAGCTCAATCTGATACATTAATTCAGCCAATGAACAGACTGCCTTTTTGATACGCTTCTGAGAGCGTTCGTTTGTTGGCAGTCCGTCCACCAGTCTGTCAAACGTCATTGCGTCTATAAAATCACTGGCTCTTTCTGCCAGTCGTGGAAATTCAGTTTCTGGCATGACATTGCCGAATGATTCTGTATAGAATTTATAATCTGCATAAGCCATGCCAGTTACCTCCTGCGATCATCATTTTGCTGTTACAGTCGCGTGTCCTGCGCTCAGTGCTTTATAGGTACTGTCGCACTCAACCACTGTGATTACCTGTCCTGTTGTTGCGGTAATGTCAGATTTTCCATCCCACGCGCTCCAGTTCTTCACATTCTGTCCGTACTCTACGGAAGTCTCAGATGATGCAACTTTGTATTTATATACATTTCCTGCGCTTACTTTTTCCGGAGTAACAGTCACTTTTGTATCTCCGCTCTTACTTCCTGCTGTGGAGTTTACAGTCAGAGTTCCAAGTGTCTGAGTTGTGTTGATAGTTCCGACAGCAACAGCGTCAATATATTCTGCAAAGAGGGTAAGTCCCATGATTGCGAATGATTCAGACACTGCTGTGTGATAATTGCCCTGTGTATGAAATCCGATCAGATTCGTCTCGCCGGATACAGTGTATACAAGGCCTGCCCTTGCGAAATCGGATTCGTTCGGATCCACGTAATAAAGAACAATGTTCTCAACAGGTGTGGCAATAACTGTTCCTCTCGGAATTTCACTGTCAGACAGTAAGAAAATCGTATTGAATCCCAGGAAGTCTTTCACATACTGGAAGCCGAACTGGTTCTGAATAGAAATCCCAGCTGCTCCGATATACTCGTACACGTCCAGAATATTTACAAACCCAACAACGCCAGTTACATTTCTATGCATTTGTTTGAATTTGTTTTCTACACGACCTTTAGCCATTGCCAGAGCCATCTGGAAAGTGGTTTCCGTGAATGAGAGAGTACCTGTTTTCAGATAGTTGTAAAATCTTTCAGTAACATTAGTCTGAAGCTGGAAGAGGAATTCATCATCGGTCATCTGAACAGCGTTCTCGTAACCGTGATCTTTGATTGCTTCGATAGATACAGCCTTTGCGTATTTCTCGATAGTCATTTCTGCATAGGGTTTTTCTTTTACAACGAATTTGCTGTAAGGGATTTCCTCACCTTCACCAACATTTCCGTTCTGTAATGTACCCTCTGCATATTTTGATTTAAGAACCGCTCCGGGCGTCTTTTTGATTGGACGCATGATACCAAGTATTTCACGTAAGTGTTCCCAGTTTCTTTCGAATCTGGTAACAAAATCAATCTCACGTGCTTTTACCTGAATATCATTATTCATAATAAGATTAGCTTTTGCTGCCATATAAAAATCCTTTCTACCCATAATTATTAAGGTATTGGGTTAGCGGCTATACTCTGTCGTATAGTCGGTGTAAAAAATCACTGGAATAACTGGATGTTCTGAGCAATTGCAGCCTGTCTCTCGGACGGGTCTTTGATCGCTTCGATATCTTTCTTTGTCATGCTTCCCGGTGTCTGCTGCTGTCCAACGTGAGTGGTAAATCTTGCCTGGTTCTGCTGAGCCTGCTGCTGAGATTCATCTACAAAAGCGGATGCGTCAGACTGCTTCATCTGCTCAATCAGATCGTTCAGCCCAAGGATTTTACCGTCTTTCAACTTAAGACCTGCTTCTTTGATATCTGCCATAACTGACTTCTTTGCCGCTTCACTGGAAAACTTAACATCATCGAGTGCCGCTTTGAGTGCATCGGAAAAATCACGGTCATAGATCTTTGCATTGAATTCTTTCTCTGCATCCTCGGCTTTTTTCTTCCATCCAGCAAGCTCTGTCTGGATATTTGCCGGGTCGATACCGTCAAACCCTTTTAAGGTTTCCTCTGCTGCCTCAGCACGTTCTTTCCAGTCGTCACGTTCGCCCTCGACTTTCGACAGGGTTTTCGCTACTTCTTTCGCATTTTTGTAATGTTCAGAAAGTGCTTTCTTAACATCTGCCTGTTTGTCCTCCGGGATCTCGATTCCAAATGATTTAAGTGTGTCAATAAGTTTCTGCATATATATCCTCCTGGTCGTGTTTATTGACCTGCCGCCGCAGGTAAGTGGATTAAGCCAGTTAGACCACTGGCAGGGTAATTGCAGGAGACGGATTTGAACCGCCGTTCTCAAGGGTATGAACCTTGCGAGATTCCATTTCTCTATCCTGCGATGTACATATCTGGAAGAACCATTTCAGCACGTTCACTTATTGCCTACTTTAAGGGAGACCACTTTGCAATCCGATAGGCGGCAAACATGTCCGGAACTCGGAATTACATTCCCATGCGCCACCCTGCGCTATTCCCACGCCAAACTTTCAGGCTCCAGACAAGCGGAACGGATGGATTCGAACCATCAAGACCTAGTCTACGACCAGGCCGTTCCCAGTTACTTGCACATTCCGTCAACCCGGATTCCCGGGTTAGCAAGGTGTTTAACGTGTCATGCCTGCCACGAGTTGTTTCGGGCACCTGTCGGCCCATCTACCTTTTACAAGGAGGTGCGTACTGTCTATATGATCGCATAGACAGTAATGATACGTGTCGGAAATTGCATCCGCTTTTCAACCTCATGCGTCTTGTGCTAGCTAAACACTGCATTTTCTATTAAGGACACGTATCGAAGAAAGGAGGAATCAATGAAAAATGTCTATGTCAAGTGGCTGCAACCACTTACGAATCTTCCCTATGAATACATTTTACCACAGAACCTCCAAAAAGTTGTGGTACATGTTTTAGCTAATTAGAGCATATCACGGAGCTTTTCCACGTATCTTTTAACAAGATCACGTTCCTCCCGGCACTCCGCATCCTTGGACATATCGCTCATTTCTGTTGTAAGCTCGTCAAGATGTTCTTCCAATGCGGCAAGCATCTTTCTCTTGCAGTCCTCAGATTTGCCAGAACGATAGCTCTGTTTCTGTGTCATATAGTCGTCATAAGCATCTCGTCCATCAGAACGGCTGTAATGCCCTCTAACATAATGTTCGCCACGTCTGGCATAAGAACTGCCCCGGTCGTAATCCGGCATCATTCTACCGTCATTTGAGCTGTATCTCCCCATGCTGTCACGCTTTCTTCCACGTTCGCTGTAATCGTCATTGTATCCGCTACGCATCTCATCAAGAACAGTGTTGTAATATTCCACTTTTTTGTCCCAGTAATACGTATTCTTGATATCTTTGTACATGTCAATCAGCTTGTAAGTCATTTCAAGGTTTCCGGTATTTAGCCCGCTGTCCGCAATCTTGGAAAGTTCATCTTCAATTCTTGCACATAAGTCTTTAATGTCTCTCATAATCACACCTCCTATGCTTCTCTGGTTGCGACAATGTTTGCGTTCGCAACAGAAATTGCCTGATCGCTAGTGTTCTCTACTGCGATGTTGACGCAACATCCACGAGGCACGTCAATATAGATGCCAGAGGACACATTGTTATACTGATCAACTGCTGCCGGTGTGGAAACCATCTGTGAAGATAATACAGGTTCGCCAGAGATTGCAATCGCCAAAGAAATAGCTCCGACAGTACCGCCTGTTGGAATTGCGATATTACCAGAAAAATCCACGAAGAATCTCGCTTTACACTGGTTAGTCAGTCCTCTCAGAGTGATGATTCCACTTCCCTCTCTGTGCTGAATGCAGTTAGAACCCTTGACTGCTGTGTTTGAAAATACTACGTTTCCATTTGCTGCTACAGTCTGAACAGCTACATTTGTAAATTCTGCCATAATTTTTTACCCCTTTCATATCACAAAAGGACAGGTCTCAGCCTGCCCCTCTGTGTAATACGGCATAAGCCGACATCCGAAATCAATCGAAAGATACTCTCGATATGAAGTTATCAGCAATTGCATCCAGTGTTACATCCGCATCCGTAAAATGTGTTCGGGTTAGGAACCTGATATGCCGGAATCGGTGCCGGATTAATCGCGTTAATAAGCTGCTGTGTCTGTGAAGCCATTGCAGTTGTGAGAAGTGCACTCTGGCGATCCTGAGAAGCAGCACGTCTGAGATCATTATTCTCAGCCTGCAAGTTAGAAATCTTTTCATTGCAAAGATAATCAAGAATTGCTCTTGTTCCTGCATTCTGGCTGTCGATAATGTCTCTTGTGTTGCTGTTCATGGTGTTCTGGATCGCGCAAGTGTTAGTAGCCATATCATATCTGATCTGTGCCTGTCCTGCCCTGTTGTCGCAGCAACACTGAGCTAACTGTGCCTGTAAAGCATTAGTGTTCTGCATATTCGCTACAGTATCGGCATTAATTGCCTGCTGAATTCCAAAGCCGGTCTGCATGATGTTTGTGTTGATTCCGTTAAACCCGGTAAGCATACCGTTGTTTACTGCATAGAATCCATCACAGAGACCGTTGTTGATTCCGTCAAGTTTGCTGATTACTGCGGAATTATCGAATCCTCTCTGAATGTCTGCCTGAGTAGCTGCTGTGGCTGCATATCCGCCGCCGTTGCCGTTATTGCCCCATCCGTTGTTTCCCCATCCGAAGAAAGCAAAAATGAATAAAACAATAATCCACCAGCTACCATCTCCACCAAACATGCCATCATTATTTCTACCGTTTCCAGTAGCAGCGGCAATATCTGCTAAGCTGTAATTTCCATCCATAGTTATAATCTCCTTTTTGTGTATTTACATCAATCTGGCCAGATCGTAATGTACTATTTCATATTCTTCAGCAGATTTTGAAACTGTCCTGCCATCTGCTGAACCTGATTAAGTTGCTGTTGAGAAATCCGTCCAGACTGTAACATCTTCTGGACTTCTGCTTTCGGGTTTCCCTTAAAATTCTGCTTAAACTGCATAAACTGCTGTATCATCTGCATTGGTCCATTTCCCTGTGGCATCCCACCACCAAGCGCATTAAATAATGGATTACTCATCTGCATTTCCTCCCTTGACTGCTGATTCCTGTGCGGTATTAGCCCTAACAGGTTCAGAAAAAGAATTTAATCGGTTTATGATAGCTTCGTATTTGCCCTTTAAATCGTCATATTCCTGTCGCGTGACATATTTACTGTCCATGTTCTGAACAGGCTGTCTAGGCGGCATCTGAGAGCCTACTTCATGATACTCAAACGTCCGTAATGGCTGTGGCATACCGGAAACGTCTGTGGATTTTATATAGAACTTTTCACTTTCACTGTCCATCAGTAAAACACTTGTCCCGGGTGCTACCAGATAGGATTTTGCGCCGACTTCGCCAGACACCCACAGAATACCATTGTTATTCTGTTGAGGTTGCTGTACTGGTTGAGCTGGCATCTGGACAGGCTGCTGCTGAAATTGATTCATCTGTCCCGGAACGCCAAAACTATATTGATAAGGGTTGTTATATAATGCCATCTTATGCACCACCTTTCTGATTATATTTTTGCATAAAAGTATTAATCTAAGAAGTTCAAAAAAGTATCGTAAAAGTATTGACATATCACCCAATGAGTGATATTATAATATCAGAAAGAGGAACAAGAAATCAAGGAGGAAAAAGATATGAAAAAATATAATTTATCAGCAATCATGAAAAGGGCATGGGAGTTAGTTAAGAAAGCTGGAATGTCTATTTCCTCCGGTCTTAAGAAAGCATGGAAGGAAGTAAAAGGTATGTGTAAAGAATTACCAGAACTGATTGGTAGTCCAAAGCAGATCGCCTGGGCTGAGGATATCCGTAAGAAAATGATCGAGTATGGAAACAGTTGCATTAATTTTCATGAATCCAAAGGCAGAAAGAAAATGCCGGAGCGCATGAAAAAAGCCATGGAGACTATTTACGAGATCAAGGAAGCAAAATGGTTTATCGAAAACCGTTATTATGCTTACAGTCCAAGAGAATTAGACGTTGAATTAAATAGTGATATTGATTGTGAAAACAATATTTGCGAAAGAAAATTTAAAGAAGCTTTGAACGATTATAAAGAAAAGATGGAGTGGAAATAAGATGTTGAAAAAATATGAATACGAAAAATTCTTGAGCATGGTAAAGCAGGATCTTGAGAATCAGGAGAAATCAAGCCTTTTGCCATTTGATTTTCCAGATGATGCAGAATTAATTTCTCCGGTTAGAGACGAGGAAATAATTGATGCAGTGTACCGATTTTTGTCAGTTCGTAGCAGCGGTTATATCGACATACCGGTTGAATTAGATAGTAAGTACCATGCATGTCTGTGGAATAAGATTTATAAGCAAATCGAAGCCTTATTTCCAGAACTCAGAGTAGAACAAGTGCATAGTATAGTTAGATATGTCAGGACCAGATTCATCTATAACGAGATGAAGAGAATGAAATCCGACACAGGAAATTTATGTTCTTATGTTGTTTACTCTGATTCAGATGAGAAGTTCGCATTGGATGAACGGTGTTCAAAAATATTTTTGCAGCAAACCTGGATAGAAGAAGATGACGATGAAAAATTCTATTTTAGAATCCTTCCGTCCTCGATGGGGTTCTTCACATATCAGGTAAGAGAAGAGGACGTATTTCCTGAAAAAGTTTCTTCGGATCCTCTTGATTTTCGCGAAATCAGAACACTGTCTGGACTTACACAGCAAGCTTTTTCTGAAAAATATGGTATTCCTAAGAGAAGTATTGAAAACTGGGAGAGTGGCAAACGAACTCCACCAGAATATGTTATTAGTTTGCTTGAAAGGGTTGTGAAAGAAGATTTTGCGTAAATAAAAAAAGAAGGAGGGACAAATCGTCTCTCCTTTTAGCATACTTTTATAATCTTACTGTTTACTCTTCTACTTAATCGTTTCGCCGTAGATATACTCACATTCATCTGTTCAGCACAGTATTCAAGAGTATATTCCTTGCATCTCAGCCGGAACAGTCTTTCTTCATCCGGTGTGAAATTACACTCTGCCAAGAACCTGTCTATATCTTTCTTTGTGAACACATATAATTTCATGAGCATACCCCTTACTAATGCTAACGTTGATTCTGCGCAAGATAATTTGTAAGCTTCTGTTTTGTTTTTTTTAACTCCTCGACATTATTTCCACTGATCTGGCTGTCCAGCATGGTCGATAACACTTCCAGAATTAATGAATCTCGTTCTGCGATTCTCCGAAGACTTTCATAATCTCGTCTATCATGTTCTTCCAGCGTCTCTACTCGCTTATTAAGTCGGAATGCTGGTGTAATCCACTTAAAAATTACAGCTGCCGCCCCTCCGACAATAGACACTCCTCCGCAGATAGAGAGGAAAATCTGTATAAATTCTGATATGCTCATTTAGCTACTCCTTTTCCCAGTAATATACCGGGATTTCATTACCGCTATCCCATGTATCGAAATATTTACCGTCTTGTACTGCCACCACATGACCATCTATGCAGAGAATATATGTGCCTGCCGGATGGTCTGTGCAAAAGTCATTGACTGTATAGATATATCGTCCATGATCGTCTATCAAGTGTCGCTGATATCCCAAGTCTTTAAGGTACGCGCCCCAGACATAATTCGCTGACGGCATATCACATAGTTTACAGGCTCTTACCATTAATTCTGTGAAAACCGTCTCCCAATCTTTCCCGGTTGCCTTGCATATTGCTCGGACAACGCAATCTCCTGTTCTCTTATCCTTAACAGGATTTGGATTATAATATTCCCATCTGTCCATCAGTCAATCCCCTTTGCTGTCTTATATCGTTTTGCCGCTCCTCTGGCTTTAGCAGCGTTCTGACGGTTCCACTTAGCAATCATGAGCCGGTCTTGTAGTTCCCTCAGGCCATTCCGTTTGCAATAATCTTTGTATGCAGCATTTTGTTTCTGTAAAAGATAAGACTTCCGGTCAAGGTCTTGCTGTAATGCGAATTTCGCCTTTTCGTTCGGTGCATTGTCAACTCCTGCTTGCAGTCCAAGAACCTCTCTCTTCGTTTTGCGGATTCTTCGCTCATAAGTACGTTGCCGCTGTTCTTTTTCGTACTGCTTTCCCTTGTCGGCTTTGTCCTGCGCCGATAGTTCTACATAGGGATTTGGCATTCCTTCCGCCCAAACTGAAAAATGATGTCTACAATTTACTCCACATATTCCATCGGCTTCACCATAATGACAATTTTCAATAAAATCCGGATATTGACTTGCTTTTTGCTCCAGCATTCTACGGTATTCTGATGTGTCTCGTTCCCGAAAAAACTCCGGCTTGATTTCTTTTAATTTTTCCCAGTCTATGGAAAATACCTGCCCTTGCCATACTTCGTGACTTGGGCGGCTTCCTATATGTGCCGATGTCAATACTAAACCATATCCCATTTCTTTCATTCTTGTCAACTGAATATCAGCACACGCCTGTGCCACGCCGGTTCTGACAGAACGTGCTACTGCTGTTTCGATTGTATCTTTTCTGCCAGATGGATATGTGACCGTAACACCATCACTCACAACGTTATTAACCGCCTCTTTGATGGCTTGCGTATATCCAACTGCTCCAGTCATCACATGATTATATGCAAGGTCACATTGCTCGATATAGAGTCTCTGAGCCGCACTTGCAGTTGTTCTTGTGAAGTTCTTCCACTCTCCCATAGTCGCAAGCATATTCCGCTCCATGAGTCTTATCATAGCTGGTGACTGTTCGAGCGGTACAGGGCTTAATCCTGCCGCCTTGTATATCTTATCATCATAATCGAGAGCAGTAATTCCGGCATCCTCAAACGCTTCAAGGAGTTCCCGCTGTTCACGTTTAGTATATTTGGATAATTCTGCCAGAATGTCCTCTAGCAGCTCACCAGATTCCTGTAGTGTTCTGATTCTCCACGCATCGGCATTGGTTAGAATATAATCCTCACCTCTGCCGATTCTTGCCATCATCCTCGACACGATCTCAGAGATGATATACTGATGCAGCTCTTCGGCAATTTGTTCACTGCCCTCTGTTATCTGCTTCAAATATTTTGGACTAAGCATAGTATATCACCTCTTTCGTCAAAAGTCGTGGTACATGTTTTGAAAATATGCTAAAATAAACCTATTAAGGAGGTGTCGCAAAATGTTTTTAAAACTGAAAATTTATTGCACTTGTAATTGCAACTACTATGTAAACGAACAAATCAACACAGAAAAGGTAATTTGTCCAAACTGTGGCAAAGAGCATCCGTCTTCACCACAAATTATATCTATGCTTCGTATAGCTAAGTGCATTGATGATGGCAATGTCCCTGGTACAAATGCAGTGAGGACATTTGCTGTATCTAAGCAAGAAGATTCTGGATGTTAATAATGTTATTGTAAAGTGGAGAGGGGCTTTAATCCTCCCCACTTTTTTTTACTTAATTCACTAAAGCCTTCTTTAGTTAATTACACATTAACTCGGGTACATCAGCTAACGCTCTCATATATAAAGTTTTCGCCCCTAATTCTGTTGGATGCACTTTATCACCATTCAGCATTCCATCATACCAACTTGCTCCGCTACTTTCGGCATTAACGCCCTTTGCGAAATCAATGTATCTATAGCCACTATTTCTAACAATTTCATTTTTATATATATGGTTTCGAATTGGCGTATTCGGAATTGTTGCAAGAGTAAGTTCTATATTATTTTTTTCACATAATGTTTTAACTTTTTCGTAGTAGTATGCCCATTGTTCGTTTACCGCATCTCCATCATTATCATTCATTCCCATGCACCAAATTATAGTTTTCGGATTGCTATATTTTAGATTTTCGATAAGTGAAGTGTATGCTTGTGAAGATTTTCTGCCAGGAAAACCATCTAATAGGTTATTGGTGTACCCTGCATTTAGCAGGTGTTTAGTCCATCTTGAGCTATCAATACAACTAAAATAACTGTCTCCGTATAACTGAATATCTTTGAAAAATCCATCACAACTCCATGATAGTATGCAATCATTAAACGCCCCATTTACTGATTCTACAAAAATATTTTTTTCATTTCCAAACCAATTCCAATCAGTATATTCGTATGATATACCTTGACTTTGAATAGTTATTTTTGGATTTCCATTTGCGTCAACGTCAATCTTAATTTGTAAATCTTTTGTTATTGTTAATTCATGTTGTTTCGTTCTTAATAGCGTTGTCCCATAGTAGGTTCTTAATTCAGTATCAGTAACAACAATACTGTTTAAATTTTCTCCGTGTCCTATTTTAATTTCTCCCATTGTATCGAGATTACAAGCGAAAGATAAATGTTTCAATGTTAATATGTTAGGCACAAAAGTAGATAAGGTATTTCCAGTTGTCAAATTTCCACGAATTGAAATACTTTTAGATTTATTCGCATAGATTTTATCTTGTTTTTCAGAAATTGCATTGACTTTTTTATTTAGATCATTAAACCCTTTAGGTGTAATTGTGTTAACAGTTACAGTTCTCTTTACATAAAACTGCACATCATTTACAAACCGCATAAGGCAAGTTATGTATACATTATCTACGCCTGACGGAACGGTATAAAGACTAATATCACTTGAAACAGATGCAGAAGATACTCGATCTGTGCCATTGTAAGCATCAACGAATCTCATCATTATTTGATGCGCAGAATCAATTATCGCAGTGATAATGTCACCTTCTTGCAAATTATCTAAATGGGCATAGAAATAATCTGTGTTTGTATTTGGTTTGCCATTCCAATAATAATAATTGCTAGTTTTAATAACATTTTGCTCAATGTTATGTGTTTCTGTTTTCGTTTCTGTATCTGTGATAACACTTAAATCTTCTTTTAGCGAACTAGTTTCCTCTTTCAGTGAAGCAACGTCCGTCTTGTTCTGCTCGATCTGCTGTGCCTGTTCTGTCGTGGCTCCGGGCTTGACCGGATTCTTTTCAAGGTACTCATTTACCGCATTCTTGATTTCTTCCGGTGAAATCTCCCCGCCCATTCCTTTTAAGCATAATTCGTATAAATACTTCTCTTTTCGCGTGATCGGTTTCTGGATTTCGCCCGTGTAATCACCTGTCAAGTGCGCAAGATATTTTTCTTCTCGCGTTACTGGTTTATCTGCCATCTTTTTACTCCTCTCCGAATAATGTTGGCTCGTCTGGCTGAGCTTCTTTGACCATTGCCCTAGCCTCGGATTCTGTCATATTTTCGAATTTGACATAATACATCCAAGGAGGGCAGTCGCCCTGTAAGCGATATTTCCACCAATTGTCTCGGTCTCTCTCATAAGAATATGCCATTTCTCCAAAGTTACATTGAACTTTGTATACACCAACTGGTGCCAGCCCATATAAGTCTGCATATACGCTCAGTGCATATACTACTTGTTTTATGCTTTTGTCTAATTGGTCTCTTACGTCCTTGATAAATTGTACAGACCTCTGTTGTCCTGCTTCTACCTCTGTGGCAGTCTGTATTCCACTTTTTTCGTTAAATACAAAATATCCATTGGAAAATCCGACCTTATATCCAATCTGTCCAAGGAGGGCATTTATGCCACTTATACGGGTATCTGTGTTGAGCTGTGGATTGATTTCTTGGTAGAACTCTTTCTCGTCCTGACCGAATACATTCTTGACAAAATGCGGTAAGTTCATTTCATTTCGTCTGTTCTCCATGCCCTGTGGTGACATAGCTGATACGGGTGTGCCACTCGGCATCAGCAGTCTATCATCTGCCAGAACAATCTTCTGAGAATCGAAAATCTCTCCGGCATTACGGCTATATGCAATGTCGAGGTCTTTCAGTTCTTCGATAGCTTCTGCAAATATCGGAAGTCCAAGTGGCGTACTGATGTCCACATTGTTCGCCTGTGGTGTCCGCAGCACTCCATA